GGCGATGGCGATGGCGAGGGCGATGGCGATGGCGATGGCGATGGCGATGGCGATGGCGATGGCGATGGCGCGGGTGTCGGTGAAATAGCCGGTGTTAAAGGCTCTCCGGGAACAATAGGTGTTCGTCTATCTGGTGTTACAGGCGCAGGAGTAATCAGCGGGTCGTTCGCTGGTGGTGTTACAGGCGTTACAGCGGGTGTGGCAGGTGTTACAGGGGGCTGGAACGGGTCGTTTGCTGGAGGCGTTGTGGGCGCAACAACAGGGGGTGTATCAGGCACTAAATCTGGTTCTGGAAACACTTCTGGCGGTTTAACTAAAGGTAAACCAGAGATGGGGTCAATGTTCTGCCAAGGTTGTACTTCTTCGCCAGTGTCTGTGTAGTCTCCGGGTTGCACAACGTATGGTGTGTTAGTTCCGGGCCTTGTCCCAGTAACAGTTACTGTGCCTGCATCTGTCACACCGGGTGTTGTATTAACACCAGTGTTTGGAGTAAATGGTGTGTACCCTGTTGGGATTTGATTAACCAAATCTGAATTCTGTGTGTTTGTGCTTGTAGGCAACTTTTCAGGCACCAACGAGGCGCCTTGCATAAACGAAGCAATACCCGCGGCGCTAAATAAACCAGTAGCAATCAATGTATCTCGAATAAGCGTGTTTGCGTATTGGCTTGCGTTGGCGGCTTCTCTAACAACCTGTTGCCCCACGGGAGAAGCGGCTAGTCGTGTAATCGCGGTAGAAGCAACAGCCGCGGGGGCGGCCAATAACGCTTGAGCCTGTGCAGTTGGGTCAGAAACCTCGCCGTTAATTGTCGCAATCAGCCTTGACGCGTCGGCGGACAATCCTGTTGTATTATCTCCGGGCAAGTCTTGTGTTAAGTTGGTGCCTGCAGTATTTGAGGCCAGTTGGTTAACACCCGCAAAAGTGTCTGTGCCTGTCAACTCAGTCGCGGCGGCAAACGCGTCGTCAGAAGAACCACCCGCGGCCAGTGTAGATTTAAATACATTGAACGCCGCGCTGTCTTTTGATGAATTCTCAACCGTTGTTTTAAACCCTGCAGTTGCGTTTGCAATTGCGTTAAGGTCATTTGATTCAATTGCCGTTTTAAGTCTTAAAGCCGACGCGGCCAGTTTGGCGTCACTACTACCTGTCAACGAAGACGCGGCGTCTAGTATGCCCGCGGTGTCCCCGCTTCCGATCGCCGCGGCCGCATTAAACAACGTGGCCGCTGTTCTTACCTCTGGAGGAACACTTGCCCCACCCAAAGTAAGGCCGGCATTTATAACTCCTGAAATGTTTCCTTTATCAAGCGCGTTCAAGCCCCCCGCAACAACACGTGCTGTGTTAATGTTGCCCGCGTTTTGCGCAAGAGTACTGCTTTCCCACAACGCATTAGCGCCGGCAAAATCACCCGCGTTAGCCAACGCGTCAATTTGTGCCATGGTGTTACCAGCAAAACCACCAGCGGCGCCTAGGCCGCTTAAAATGGCACCGGCCCAGTTACCTTGGTCGGCCGCAATTAGTGCGTTTGCCGCCATAGCGAATGGTGCAACACCGGGAATAAACGAGGCCATTGTTAATAACGGCGCAAACTCACCAATGTTGCTACTTGACGCGTGGGTTGTGTAAAAGACTGGTTTGCCTGTTGACATATCAACACGATACGCCGTGTTGCCAGAACCGTCGTAAGTACCACCAAAGGCGTTACCAACCTGACGTTCGCCATAAGTGTTAGGAACAGCCTGACCAGTTTTTGTGTTGCCCCATGTTGTTTGTCCTGTATCAACAACCTGTTGCCCGTTGACGGTTTTAACCTTGGAGGGGTCTATTGTGTTGTACCCTTCAACACCGTCGTACTGACCGTACACCGAAGTTAGCTTGGCGTCCTTTGGAACAAGTACGTTGGTATAAATTTCATTGCCGTCTGAATCAATTTGGCCCGTGGGTTTTGCCACGTAATAATCTGTACTGCCGTCTTCGTTAGTATAAGTTTGAACCTGTTGGCCGTTATATGATTTACCAATGACCTCTACCGGCGCAAGAACAGCAACCTTACCAAAATCTTTGATGTCTGTAATACCGATGCCAGACAAAATTGTCGATATGTCCGCGGCGTTTGCGGTGGTAGACCCTTTACCTTGGCCTTCCCACTTGTCTGTAAGATTCTGGCCTAGGATTTGGTTTGTCAACGTTGTAACGTTGGCCGAACCTGTTGAGCGAATTTTGCTACCTTCAGAATCAACAATGTCGCCGGCGGTTGTTAAATATGTGCCATTTTTTAAATCAAGTGCTTTAGAGGCGTCAAAAGCGGCTGTAGTTGTACTGGTGTCCGCGGCAGTTGTTGTTGCTGTATCAGTTACTGGATAACCGTTAGCGTCAATAATCACACCGCCGGAAGTGCGGAACGTGCCGTTGCCTAGATCAATAGGTTTAGCTGTTGCGCTTGTAGATGCTATGTCTGTACCAGCAACGCTATCGACTACTTTGGCAACAGCGGCGGCGTCTGTAGTATCAATTGTGGCTAATTTGTTGTCTACTGCGGCTTTATCTTTAGCGCTGAGACCTTTGTACGCGTCTGCTAGTTGGTTAAGAAAAACTGTTTTTGAGGCGTCATCTTTTAAGTGAAACCCGCTTGCGTCCATTAAATCTTTTTGATTTAATAGCCCAGACATTGCATCAACAAGGGTTACGTTTGAATTGTTTTTTGCAACATCGTTGTACAAATTATCCATCTGTAAATCTGTACGTGAAATAGCATCCGCGTACGAACTAGCAGTTGGGGCGCCAGACAAAATTACTTTTACGCCGTAAGCGTCAAGCCTAGAAACAAGTTCATTTAAGTTGCTACGAATGGTATTGTGGTCAACACCAGTTGCAATGTCATTTGCACCAACGTCAAGAACCACTGTAGAGCCGGGAGCAAACGTTCCGCCGTCTCGCTCAAAAACATTTAACTGGTTTAAAACATCTGAAGTTGTTTGGCCACCTACAGCCGTGTTCGTAACGTTTTGACCAAACGCAGTATTAGCAAGGTTTGTTTTTTCATCACCAGCCAGCCAACTGTCGCCAGCTAAAATAACACCACTTAATTGGTTGTTTGTTTTAGTTGTGTCTGCGGCGGCTGTGGTGTTTGCGGCGGCTGTGGTGTTTGCGGCGGCTGTGGTGTTTGCGTTACCACCCCTATAGTCGTTTACGTACTGGGTGTAACGATCATTAGGATTGTCCGTAATGTAACGATCAACAGCACCAGAAAATACGTTTGAAAAGTCTTCAGGATTTACTGCACCTGTTTGCAACATGTTCAAAAAGTGGTTATACCCACCTTGATCAATTTGATTTGTTCCTTCACCAACGCCAGTGCGACCAATTGTTCCATAAGCGTTTTGTATAATTTGATCGTAATTTGGCGTGTTTACAGACGCGGCTTGTGTCAACCCACCAATGTTTGTATTTGAGTCGTAATAGTTGTTTGATGTGTCTTCAAGAACGGTGTTTTGTCCTGAAGTAACTGAAGACAGACCGCCAGCGGGTTGACCAAAATTTACCCCCGCGTTGGTCAAAGCGGCCATGCCCTCGTCGTCAAAATTCCAATAATTCTTAACATCTTGGGCGCTAATACCACTTCCCAAAAGAGAATTAACCGCGCCTATGTCACCAGATCCATAGGCGTCGGCTAGTTGTTGTGCGATGTCTTGACTGAGTGCCATTTGTGTGGGGTCTTTGGTTGGGTATTCCTATAGAGAATTACCCATAATTTCAGGTGTTTAGGCCCCGGAGCCGTTGACATTCTGAATCAACGAGAGGGCCCAATCTTGCCAGTTAATAAAATTTTCGGGGTCCGCAATAGCAAATTTATCAAACACAGGGTTGACTGTTACTGCTTTGGCCACCTCTCGCCATTGGTCTTCAGGCAAAACGGGGAATTGTTGTTCCCCGTAGTAGTGAACCAGTTGCCCGTTCCAGTCGTCCCACGTGCTGTAGTCAGGCAAAAACTCAATGAGTTGCATCAGGGGCGCTCGTCACCAAGTTCAGCCGTGATCAGTATGCGCCCCATTTCGTAGTCGCCGTCAATCACGTTGCTTCTAAAGCGCAGGTTAATCAGGCGGTACTCGGCGCGCAGGTCAATCTTGCCAACGTTTTCTGGGTACACGTAGGGCCCTTTTTCCGTCACGCCGTCGTTAGCAAACGGCCTGCCGACAACGGTTAACTCCATGTCGCCCACCTGCCTAAAGTCCGGCTCGATACGGGTCAGGTGCATGCGCCGGTTGATGCCTATAGGGTCATCGGACGCGGGGGTTCCGCCCACAAAACTAATGTCACAGGTTTCAACAAAAGAGTCAATTGCAAACTCATCAACGTCTGTGATTTTGTTTTTACCAAACTCTTGTTCCCAAATTACATACCCACCAGTTGCTTGCGTCATAACACTACCAGCAACAACACCAGCGACCACTGCGTTGTTAAACGTAATGGTCGTGTACCCACCAGAAGAGTTGTTGGTGAACACCGCCGCGGTGATTTGGTTGGCGGACATGAACGTTGGGTCTAGTGTTTGGTTAAACACCATAAACGAGCCCGCGGGGTTGGTTGTCAAGTCTCCGGGGGCAATAACCTGATAGGCCGTTGTGACCGGGGCTGTTGCACGGTTTGGTCCGTAGGTCAGCGTGTAGTTAATTCCAAGACGGCCACTGAACTGCCAGTCCGCCCAAATGGGTCGTGGGAACACCTCGGTCACGTAGCCACAAGACCTGCGCGCGCCTTCAGCCTCGCCGGCGTCGTACCAGATATTATCCTTGACGTTAAAGATAATGCAGTCTGTGCACTCTGTTGCTGTGCCCCGTGGGTAGAAGAACCAGATCTCGTTGTAGCGAGGCACCTTGGTTGCCCACACTTTTTGACGCGCGTTAAAGTTGATGTTGTCAAACAGGTAGTTAACGTTCTTGTCGTTTGGCAGTACCTTGACGCCGCCGTTGTACAGGTAAAACCGGTCAACACCCATCCAGAAAAACACACCGTCCATTTCAACCACGGCGCTAGACGACATGATAGACGTTTGGTTAGACACCGTGTCATAACGCCAGTAGTAAGGCGCTGTGCCCGTGAAAGACACACGCACCAACGAGTCAGTGGCCCAGAAGAGACCAGAGGGGGACGCGGTACCGCCGCGAATGGGGAAGCCACGTACAATCTTGCCCGCGGTCACGTTCACGTCGTTGGCCAGCGTGCCGTTCCAGTCGCTGAACGTTTGCACGTTGGCTGTGGACGAGTTAAAAACAACGTTGTTGTTGCGTAGCAACCCAAAGTTGCCGTACACAAACACAAACGGGTGCAAGACCACGACGCCGCCACTGGCGTCAATTGGCAGGTACGTTGGTGTTGCACCAGTAGAGTCAACCACCTCGGTTAAGACGTAATTGCCCGTTGTGGGGTCCGGCAAAAAGTTACCGGCAAACAGTGACGTGTTGACCCCAGAGTCAAGGTTTTCTAAATTGCGTCCGGGGTGTGCTAAAAGTTTAGAGTTGCCTGAACCTGCTGAGTCGTAGGCAATGTCAAACTGCCACAGGTACTGGCTGTTAGAAGCAAGGCCGTTTGGTTTATAAATTTCAAACGGCGCGGTGGCAGACAACCCAGTGGACGAGGCCACCACAACGGTGGTCCTGTTGGTGCCTGAGTTGTATGTAGGGGCCGCGTTGACCGTGTAGTTGGTGCGCACACCAGACGTGTTGTACGCCCAAAATACCGTGGTGTTTGCTAGGGTAAGCGTTTGGTCACCAAACACTGTCAGCGTGTTGGTGCCAAGAACAATTGCCGTAACAACGTATGTCTTGTTAAACTCGGCTTGAAAAGGGCCCACACCAACACCTTGGTCTGTGCCGGTGTTGAACACCTCAACGCCCTTGTAGTTGCCCGCGTAGATGTAGTTAACGCCGTTCAGTGAGTTGGTGATCATCCCGCGCGGGACGCCGGTGGGGGACGCAAACATCTGTCGGTACCCGCCAATTTTCTTGGCTTTGCCGCGCTGAAAACGGGCCCACTGCCCACTACCAAACTCATCGGCCTCAAACCGCGTGCCGTCCCGTTTAATACCGGGCTTGACAAACAGCGTAAAGATTTTGGATGGCTCTTGACCGTCCGCCATTAGAACGCCCCGCCAGAGATCAAGTCTGCCTGAACACGGCCCACAAACGTGGTGATGTAGTTACCCACACCGCCCGTGCCGTCCATGGTGGCAATGTTAACGCCAGCCACAGAAAAACCAAGCTGTGAGTTGTTGGGCGAGTACATTCCGGTCACGGGGTCCAAGGCAAAAGTAAACGCAGGAGAGGCCGCGGTTCCGCGGTTAACAACCAACTGACCAATGTTAGACTGAATCAAAGGGTAGATGTTGGTGCCGTCGCTTAACACAATAGCCTGTGAGTTATTGGTCAGGCTGAAAGGAGACTGCGCGCTTCCTTGCACTTGAAAGTTAATGTTGTAGCCGCTTTGGTTGGTGTCATTAAGCAAGTAGTACACTTGCGTCACCGCAGGCAACTGAACCAACAAGCTGGTTGTGCGAGAACCACTTAGCGCCGTGTAACGTTGAATTAACGGGGTGTTTGTGATCAGGCTTAACGTGGCACCCGCCACAGTGTCCACGTCGTACGTGGCAGAAGAGAAAGTCAGGCTGTTAGGGCGGCCACGGCCCACTGTAAAGAAGTCCTGCTTGGCGGGGTCTCTGTTCACGCAAACAAAGCACGAGTCTCCAAGGGGCAGTGTGATTGTAGACAGGCTGTCAATGGTCGAGCCAACCGCGCTTGTTGCTATTGTAAGCGCGCCGGTGCCGTTGTTACGCACCAGAATAAACCAACCCTCTGACAGGGTAGACACTGCGGGTAAGGTCCACGTGCCGGCGCCCCCGGTCCACACAAAACAAGAACCACGTGAGGAAGCGTTGATCGTTGGAACTGAAACGTACTCACTGGTAATAAACGCAGACTCTAGCTTGCCTAAAAGGGCCACGGTGCTGGTTCCGGCAAGCGTTGCGGCGTCTGCTGTAGACGTGCCCGTTCCAAATGCCAGAACGGCCCACACGCCTGATTGTGTGGTGTTGCTTGTGATGTAGGTGTACTGGGACGCACCAGAGGCCACAGTAAACGAGCCCGCGCCACCAAAGCGCTGTACTGTAAACGTGTTGGCGCCTGTGTTGCGGATCAGGATGTCTTGGCCCACAGAGGCCTGTGTGGCGTCTGGTAAGACCAGTATAGAGCCCGCAGTGGCCTGAATGTCCATGATGCGGGCGGCAACCTGTTGGCCCGCGTTAACGTACTGTGGCCAATACAGTTGTAGGGTTCCGGTCAACGCCACGCCGGCGTAGCTGACGTCGGTCGGCTGTATAACGTTGCCAGTAAAGGGCGAGGTGTATGTAGGCATTAAGGTTCCTGTCTAGTGGCGTTGCGGTCAACTATACGGCGTTGGTCTTCACCCTTGAGCGCGGCAATAGCGGCGTCGTAGTACCCTTTCCATACGGTCAGTTTATCCGTGTTTTTTAGGTAGCCTTGGGTTTGCAAGAGCGTGCCAAACAAGAGGGCCTGAGGGGCCTCTCTGGTTAGCAGGTTCTCTTGGTTCTCAATATCAAGCGGCTGAATGCGGCTGTAATAAATCATTTCAACCGTGTAGGCGCTGTTGGGTATTGGGGCCAAGGCCCAGTGGTCGTAGTCGTAGTCACCGTAGTACAAAGGCTGTCCGGGGCTTGACTCGGTTTGAAACTGCGTAACGTAGTCCATGGACCGGTTCAAAATTGGTTGGCCGTTAACCTTCATGCTGATCGTTTTGCGCCAGCGTGCGGGTTTTTGTAGCACGGGGTTGTTTACCGTCAACGTGGTGTTAACCACGTTTAACTGCATAAGGGTTTTAATCTCCGCGGCAATACTTTGCTCAGTAAGCATAATAAGACGTGGGATCTGGTCCACGAACGACGCGTCGTTACGCTCGCAGTACCTAATAACATCCTCTACGAGGCTGTCATACGTCATTGTTTGTGCTGACATTTAGATTGTCCGATCAGTCCAGTTAGGGTCGTGTGGCCAGTCGTTGAATGTGCGCGGTTCTGTAATATTATCAGGCAGGTCACGCAAAGCCTGACGGTATGTTGCCCATGCTGTCTTGTCTGCTGTGCAGTCAGCAACCTGAGTCCAGTCACAGTCTTTTAGCAATTGGTTTCGCTGATAACGAATCTGGGCCATTGCGCTGTCTTTGGCGGACTGAATTTCACCAGCACTCAGGCTTTCCACTTGGGCCGTAGAAACAAACTCACCGTCGTCATACGGCGCGCATGAAACCAACTTTTGTGTCAGTCGGTTGTGGGCTTTAAACAGCGTGACCTTCTTTGCGTTGTTGGCAGTTAAAAATTCATCACTTGGGCCATTTGAGCCAAACGATGTGTCAGCAAACAGTTCACGGTAGTCGCCAACTGTAATGGGGTTTGTCAAAATTGCTACTTGCATGGTAGTTCCTTAATTAGGGCCTGTGTTGGGGAATGCCGCAGTTGGCGGTGTGAAGTTTGCGGTGTATCTGGCGTAGCCTTTGGTGATTCGAAATTCATCTATGTAGCCGTTAAGTACAGCACTTCCAGAAAAATCTGAGCCAATTTTGCCACCAGCGTTTTTGTCAAGATTTGTTGTTACAGAGCCAGAAAATCCTGATACGCCATCTATAAATATTTTTAAAGTTCCACTACTTCTTGATACTGCAATATGCGACCAAGTGTTTAGTGAAATAGATGTAGATGTTGTATACGCAGTTCCAGTATAAAAATAAATTTGATTGGAGTTGTTTACGACAAGCAACCAAGGTGATGCATTGTTTGCGGCTCTTGCATCAATTATTACTTGGTCTGCACCACTAGAAGTTGTTTTATAAACCCAACATTCAACAGTAAAATCACCTGTTCCAAAATCAGTAGTCAAACGATTGACGAAAGGTAAATAATCACCGTTTCCATCAAAGTACATTGACCCCGTTCCATACTTCACCACGCTTGTAGAAATCTGTGCATTGCCCACGGTGGTTAAGTCATTTATCATGGCGTTGTCAAAAATACCTGCATTGGTTGTTAACAAAAGCAATGAAGTGTTTGTGACTGCCGTCAATGGTGCAGTTGGGGGTGTAAATGCAGTTGTGTAAAGGCAAGTCCCTTTAATCAAACGCACATTTGAAAGATAACCTGTCCAATATTCACCAGTTCCGTAAGATATTCCACCAACGCCTAAATTGGTATCGCTGTAAGTTCTTGCGGTGGTGGTTGATGAAACCAATACGCCGTTTAAAAATAAGTATTGAGTTGAACCACTTCTAGTAAACGCAACATGGTTCCATGTGTTTAAAACAACAGAAATTCCTGTAAGAATAAATCCATTTGCATAAACATACATAGTACCGCCAGAGTCAGCGGCTAACGCCCATCCATTGTTAGTCCCGTTTGATGCTCTAGTTTCAATCAACGAACGGTAGCCGGGGTTCGAGGTCGCGTAATACCAGCACTCAGCAGTAAAGTCTCCCGTGCCAAAAGCATAACCTGCATTTGTTGAAAAACTTAATTGCGAAGCGCCGTCAAAGTACCCTGACCCACCAATTGTGGTTGTGGAATATTGTGTTGCTGTACCAAATGGGTTGAAGCGTTGTACGCTTGCGCTTGTTGATGTGATAGCAAATGCGTTACTACTGTTGTCAATGAAACGATTACTTTGGCAAGTCAGCAATGTTGTACTTGTAATTGCAGTAAGTGGCGTTGTACTTGGCGTAAAGTTGCTTGTATAAACAGAAGCATTTACACATCTTAAATTGCTTATGTAGCCATAAAAAAGTGAAGACCCACTTGATTCAGAACCAATTTGACGGCCAGAAGTAGAATAATTTATAGAGTTTGAGCCAGTTGCGCCAACTTGAGTGCCATTTACAAAAAATTGCAAACTACTTCCGCTTCTATTAACAGCAATGTGATACCAAGTATTATTGACCCAAGTGAATGAAACTTCATTGTCAATTGCAACAAAAGTTCTACCAATACCAAGTTTATTTGCGGAATTAACATTCATTCCAAGAAACATACCACCACTTGTTGCATTTGCAATAACCATTTGTTGTCGGCTTACGTCAGTACAATAAACCCACGACTCAAGACAAAAAGAACCGCTACCTGATGCTGTAGCACTTGCAACATTTAGATAACTACTTCCATTAAAGTAATTACTCCAATTAGACCCAAAAGGCGAGAAAGAACCTTGAGTTGTAGAACCAGTACGGGTAACACCAACTGTAAATACTGAGGAAGTGGCATTTACATTAAAAGCGTTTGAATAATCCCCCGCCCACCCGTACACTGAACCAACGTAGGTTCCCGCTGTATATGTAACCCCACCATAAGAAATACTGGTTGGAAAACTTGTTGTTGATGAGTAAATAGTTACGCTATTTGCCCTAACAATATATTCACGGGGTGAAGCATTAGGGTCTGAAGTTGCGGAACCGGTTCTTGTATACCAGCCGTTTACTGCTGATGATGGATCCGCTGTAATAACACCAACACCTGTTGAAGATGTTACGCCTGACGAGTCTAAGAATGTGTTGTTCTGCGCGCCGTTAGTCCCGTCACCGTGTAAGAGCATGGTGACGTAGTTGAACTGAGCGTCTACTGTGCTTCCCGATGATGCACCTGCTGTTTTTCCTGCCGCAAACATATTCAGTCCTTAGGGTGTGTAGTTCTGGCCAACAGTTGTACCGTACCAGTTTGTGCCGTCGCTGAAGAAGCTAAAGATGTCCATCTTAGACGCGGCGCTTGTGAGCGTGGGGGCGGTGCCTCCGGGCCACTTCACCGTTGTCCATGTCACCGTGTAACCACCTGCACCAGTCTTCAACTTCAACAAGAACGACTTACCAGCAACTGCTGTTGGCATGGTGATTGTAGCAGTTCCTGTCAGCGTAATGACTTGGTCAGTGCCGTTTGTTGTGATGTTCAGCGTGATGGCTGTAGAACTGTTTGCAGTGTATGTCTGCTCTTGGTAGTCGTTCTTGATGCTGAACGTGCCAGCGGAGTCAATTCGGACTCGTTCAGTTGCAACTGTATTGGTGGTTACATTTCTTGTTCCAAAAACCAAATCACCATAGGTTTGTCCTGATGTGCTAGTAACGTTAATTCCTATTTCAGCAGGGGGGAAATTACCATTTACCGATACATAACCAAAGCCAATAGTTTGAATGGCAGTATTAGAACTTGCATACTCTGATGCACCAATCTGTAAATATGGATAGCCAAATGTTGTGGGTATTGCAGAACCAGAACCTTGTGTTCCTCTATATAACCAACCAACAGGCACAGTAGCAGATGTTGAATATCCTTGTATTTTTGCGTAAGGCGAACTTGTCCCAATACCTACATTGCCTGAAGTATCTATTCTGAGTCTTTCCGTGTTGTTAGTACCCAAAGTTATTGGATAACTTGTAGTAGTGAAAAGTGCGGCATATGCGTCAATCATTTGCATACGCAATGAAGCACCAGTTGTTGAGTTGGTGCTTACGATGTCGTTGGCATTCTGTACGCCAGATACTTGTAATTTGAAAGCGGGTGATGTCAGACCAATACCCAGACCTGTTGAGGTTAGGCGCATTTGTTCTGCCGCATTTACATAGAAGATTGTTCCTGTGTTGCCACTGTTGTATAAATTTAAAAAGTTTGATGTGTCATTAAAGATTGATACAGATGGCGAACCAGAAGTGTTTTTAAATCCAACATAGTTATTGTTGTTTAAAAGAATCTGTCCCGTGGTGCTTAAACTTGTCCCATCAAAAGTAAGCGCAGAGCCAGTAGCCAATACACTTGTACTAGATGCGTAAACCACACCGCCTGATGTGAAAGATGTAAGAGCAGTTCCACCAGCGGTCGTTGGCAAAGTGCCAGTCGTCAAAGCACTTGTGGATGTGGCATACATTGCCCCACCAGAAGTAAATGATGTGAGGTTAGTACCACCGCTAGATGTACCCAAAGTACCAGCAAGCGTCACCACGCCTGTTGTAGCCGTAGAAGGTGTCAGACCACTTAACGATGTCTGGAACGACAGAACAGGCGCAGAGGTGGCGTTGGACGCCAACAACTTAACAGTTCCTGCGGCGTTCTTAAAGTACAGCTTCTCGTCTTGGATGTTGATGCCCAACTCACCGTTTGCAAGGTTTGTGTTAACAGGCACAGCCGCCGCGGTGGTGCTGTAATAAAGTTGGATTGGTGTGTAACCGGATTGAGCCATTTTAATGGTTCCTTATTTTTATCGGGTGTAGTAGCTAATGTTGGGGCGGAAATAGATCGGTGACTTATCACGGTCTTCTTCTTCAGCGGACAGCGTAGCCTCTGCGGCATCTTGTTTCAGCATGGCGATTCTTGCGGGGTCAATACCGGGCAAAATCTTAGCCAGCCTGTGTGACAACTGGGCTTGAATAGCAGGCACCCAACGGTCCGGAACAGCAATCTCGTTTGTTAGCCTGCCCACGTCTTGGGGTTGCATTTCAATAATAAACTGAAACGTTTGAAACGCGTTTTGTGGCACGGGCCACAAATTGATAACCGGTGTCACCTGACGATCAAACCAAAACTGAAGAGCGCGTGTGCTCATAAAGTCTTTGTTTGGCAGGCTGTAGTAGTCGTTGCGGTTTAAGCGCGCCATGGGCACGTCTTGTTGGACCGAGGCCAAAGAAATAGCGCGGACCTTTACAGACACCGCAGACGTGTTACGTAAACGCCAGTACACGGCCTGAGGGGACCCGTCAATCTGCGTGTATCCCCACGGGTTGGCGTTGCTGTTTGTTACAGTGGTCACCGCAACCCACGTAATGCCGTCATAGCTGTACTCAACGTTCAGCGTAATGTTACGCACGTCGGCATAAAAACCGGCGCTTAAAAATCTTGTTGCGTTGTACGTGGCCGTCGCTGAACCACCCGCCGCAATCGTGTACTCCAAATCGGTGTTGTTCGTGTTGAACGCGCCTCCCGTGCTATCAGACACGGTACTGGGGCGTGTCATCAACCGGTAGTTGGCCTCGCGCACGTCCACGGTGCCACGCGGCATCTCGTACTGACGCGTCTGGGCAGAACTACCCATCACAAGGTATTCCAACAACCACAGGTTCACGCCGCGGTTAGACAGGTTAATTAGAATGTACCAAAGGGCCTGACGGGCCCTGTTGATGTACTCTGGCGTCAACTCCTCGGCCAGCTTGCCAGCCTCGCTGTAGGCAAACGAAATCAACTGATCGACCGTAATGGTGGTCTGGGCAGTTGTGTTCGAGGTGTTGTCGTAATTACTTGCCATTATTTTTCTTCACGCGTTCAGGAAGTTTTTTCTGAGCAGGGCCTGCTTTTACAAACTCTTTGCCAACGGAAGGTTTGATGCCAACTTTTTTGGCAAACTCGGGGGAGTGAGCCACCCCCTGCATCAAACGTTCCTGTGACTTAGACTTGATGGGCATTTAGCACGCACCGCCCATGTTGAACTTCTCGGCAACCTTCTTAGGGCTCTTTGCTTTAGGTTGTTTGTCAATGCTCTTCACGCCGATCAAACCACCGGCCTTGTACGTGCGCACTGAACCAGACATTTTAGCGCGACCGCCTTTTTTCAACTTAGACAGGTCTGTCTTTTCACCCTCGTGCTCTTGTTTGTCGTGCATTTGAAACGCTTTTTTGACAACTTTCTTGTCTTGCGCAATATCAGCAGACTCGGACTCGTAGTCCTTTTTAGAGTGGTCGATACGGGGTTTGTAACTAGAAGCCATTTTATTTCCTTTTTGTTTTAGCAGAGTCTTTGAACGCCTGCGCTGTTGGTGCACCCTTGGTGCCGGGTTTTCTCATCGTTTCAGCAGGGCGCCCTTCGGCTTTTTGCTTTTCGATACGTTCTCTTTTTAAATGAATATTCGCGTAGAGTCCGGGTTTCATTAGCAGTTCCAACTTTTCAAAGAGGCTTTAGCGCGTTCTGCGGGCCCTTTAGACTTTGCAACCACACCCTCCATCCTTGCACAAAAACTTGCTTTACGGCCCGCGTCTGCCTTGGTCTTGGGGTTTGGCGCGGGTGGTTTCAAGTTTGAATTATTCTTGGCGTTGTACTCAGCACGTCCTTTAGCCGTCATGCCCGCACCTTTATCTGTGGGGTTGTACGTCTTGTCTTTTCCTGTTGTCTTACGGGGAATAGGTTTGTCGTGTTCTCGTGCCATAGTCTTGCGCTCCTATAGATAATTACCCATAAAAAAGGGCCGTTATGCCCTTAAAGTAAAGCGCATTCGGCCGTTCGTCTTTTAAGCAAACCGGGCAAAACCTTACCGCCGCCCTTGGTCCATAACATTAACTGCTCCTTGGCACCCTCCCAGTCCTGCGCGTTGATCTTGCGTTTGAGGGTGGAGGTCTGTAATCTGCCTATTCCAAGGTTGTAAACGAAGTCCACGATGGCGTTACACCTGCGCTCGTCCGCCGCTAGTACGGGGCAGTTACGCAACACCCCGGGCAGGTAGTTATGCTCTAGCTCTGTCATCAAGAGCGCCCTAGCCGTTGGCTCGTCCATGGAGGCGTCCTCTAAGGTCACCTTACGCCCGTCTGAGTAGTAGGTGGACCCGTACCCTATGGTGGCCACCCCGGCAGGGCACAGGTACGGTTTAGCCCTGTAGCCTTCAAACTGACGGCAGAATGCCGCCGCAAGTTCTAGGTTCATAAGTATTCAATTCGGGTTTTTAAGTTTACAGTCCGCGCTTGGCTAGTGTACGGTCGAGGAACCAGAAGTTAATGGTTCCGGCCAACAAGGCCGAGAAGTCTGGTGTCATCATTGTCTTAAAGACTTCGATAGGAAGGGCGCCAGCAAGCCACGCGTTCCATGCAAACCAGACGTGAATAAAAGACCAGATAAACAGCACCCAGTAGGTCACCACAGGGCGCACAGATGCGGATAAAGATGCGGCCCACCCACCAGCGGCTTTGACCATGTCCGCCTGCTGTTGAATGGCGCTGTTAAAGGCGTCCATGACACCCACGTCCACCGCGGCTTCTCTAACTGCGCCAATTTCTGCGAGTTTCTGTGCGCCTCTTAGTTGCTCTAAATCGCACTGTCGGGAGAACATTAAAAGTTCATGCTGGCGCTCGTTCTTCTTGTCAAAAAACTTGAGCACCTCAGGTGCCATTCGGAAGATACCACCAAAGATAGAGCCTAGTAGGCCACCAGATAAAATATCAAACATCATCAATCCTTACAACTTGGTTTTTTGTCTTCGTTCTGCATCAACTTGATACCACTCAGGAACCCAATCATGCCGCCGATAAGAGTAGAAAACGCGGGTGAAATCATCTTGAATATCTCTGCGTTGTCCACTTCCTTGGCCCACAAACCGAGCATGAAGCTGATTACCATGGCCAATACTGAAATGCACAGGGTCGCGCTTACCATTAACGTCACCCACAGCGTCAGTTTGTCTTTCACCTCGATTGGTGTTTTGAGTGTCGGTTTCTTTATCATGTGAATTTATCAAAATGTCTTTTGTTAGAAAATATTTCTAATTCAACCGTTGTTTGATACGCGCGTTTGTTGTACAACTCAAGGTCATACGCCTCAACGGCCTTGTTCAACTTTTCGGCTTTCACAGCCTGCTTGTACTCATACTCCAGTCGTTCTGCGCGGGTCTCAGCGGCAATTGCCCTGACGTCGTACTCTTTGGGAAACACAAACGGGTACCATTTGTGTAGCTGAATCATTTTTTCTCTCGCTCAAGAGCCTCTTTGTAGCTATGAATAATCTCAGATCTGAGATATGTGCTATCCGCTGTACCAGCCCATTCAGACAAATTGTTCCAAAGAACAACGTAGTCTGTAGATTTGCAATATGGTGCGTTTTGTTTTAACCACGACAGCATCTTGGTGTGTCGTTCTGTTGGGTCGTGAATGGTGTACGCTATCCCGTAAAACTCTCTTACGTGGCAACCAACTTTAGCTTCAGCACCGACTAATAAACAAATGACCAGTGCTAAAACTATCCATTTCACTTGTCCGCCTTGTTGTCCAACTTGTCAAAGATCTTATTGAGCATGTCTTTAATTTCACCGATGGCGTCTTTAAAATCTTCACGTCTCACAAAATCTTGGTTAACCTCACGGTTTAATTCTTTTATCTCAGATTTGAGATCTTTGATGGCGTCCCAGATTGTTTTTAAGATCCAACCCCCAAAGGCACCAGACAGCGTGATAGCCGCGTTGAACAGGTCTTGCGAGTCCATTAGAACGTGCCTCCTGAGATGCCAGACCATGTGGGTGCGCTTGCACCTGCTGATGTTAATACCTGACCCGCTGTGCCCGCCGCAGTGAAAGCGTATGCTGTGCCTGTGCCGTATGCCGCACCACCCGCTGTGGCTGTTGCTGTTGAGTTTGTGCCGCCGTTGGCAATAGGCAAAGTACCGTTTACGCCAACAGTTAAAGAAACAGTGTTCTTTTCCCACAAACTCGTTGCGCTATTCCACACAATTGTCTGACCAGTTGTAGGAGATTGAGCAGATACATTATGTATTTCATCAAGCTCATATCCGTTCTGCACTTTGACAATTAATTTGCCTTGCGTTGGGTGAGCATGAGAAACAACCGCCATGTATACCAAATGCTGTGGTGCATAAGGTTTGGTGGCCGTTAAAGTTCCCGCTGTGGTTGGACTTAAATAAAGTTGTGCCCCGTCGGTATAAGCTGATGTATTAAGATTAGCAATCAAACCAATTATGGTAACAAAACCATTTGCATTGTTTGCTATGTCAGCAGTAATCAAACCTAGAGTTTGTGCTGATGTAGCATCACTTGTAGCCAAAGCTTTAGAAACAGTTGGAATTTGACCTGTAGCACCTGAAATATAAACTGCTGTACCCTTGGTAAGAGTTGCACCAGTAGTGTTTCTTACTTGCTCTACCAATACAGATGCAGGAGAAGTCTGTGAAACAGAAAGATCAACAGCACTACCAACTTGCGTAACAATAATAGACGCGTCAGCAGAAGCAATAGTGCCAACCGCACCAAGACTTGTTAAAGCGCTACCAGCGGTTGTTGCACCCGTACCGCCATTTGCTATAGCCAGTGTGCCTGCTAACGTAATTGCTCCGGTGGTTGCTGTTGATGGTGTTAGTCCTGTTGCGCCCGCGCTAAAAGATGTAACGCCCGCGGCAGGTGCTGGTTGCCACGACGCTGTTGTGCCGTTAGAGGTTAGCAAATACCCGTTAGCTCCTATACCCAAACGTGTTGCGCTGTTTGCGCCGTTGCCTAAAATTAAATCGCCGGTTGTTGTAATCGGTGATAAAGCGTTAAACGCCGCGCCTGCGGATGTTTGTCCAGTTCCACCGTTTGCAATAGCCACCGTGCCAGTAACGTTTGCCGCCGTACCTGTTGTGTTTTGGTTCCATGTTGGAACAGCGCCAGCGAGGTCTGCGTACGCAAGACTGACAGCGCCCACTTGGCCGTTAACTGAAGTGACTGTGTTGGTCTGGTCAATCTTTTGCCAAACAGTGCCGTTGTATATGGCCCAGTCACCAATTTGCCAGTCTGAAATGCCGTTGAGTGTCGTTGTGCCTGCAACACTGACAATGTAGTAGTTGCCGTTGGTTCCTGCGCTGGATGTCAGCGTTGGTGTGTTAGTGAGCGCGTTCCAAGAACCTTGGTAAGACAAACCGCCAGTAACACTACCCCAAGCCGTTGCGTAGTCCACGCTACTTTGCTTGATCAGCACCTGACCAGCAACACCACCAACAGCAACACCGGGACCTACAGGGCCTGTTGCGCCTGTGTCGCCTCTGGGAATTGTAAAATCAAAAACAGCGGCCGACGTTGTGCCAGAGTTAACAACCGATGCTGAAGACCCCGCGGCGCCAGTTGTTGTGGTGCCCGCCGTGGCTGTTGCCGCTATGCCAATAGGTCCCTGTGGTCCGGTGTTGCCTTGCGCGCCGACGGGGCCCTGCACACCCTGTACTCCGGGAACGCCCTGTGCGCCCTGTGGGCCACCGGGGCCGGGAATGCCTTGCGCACCTGCGGCTCCGGGGGTGCCTGCCACGCCTTGTGGGCCCTGTGGGCCTGCGGGGCCCTGTGGGCCAACTATGCCGTTTTGAAACACCGTGACGGCGGCTTTTTTAGTAATGCCGTTTTGAACAATAACCGTGACGTCGTTTGCGCCTACAGACGTTGCCGGTGGTAATTGGAGTATGCTTATGTCAGCCATTTTTTTATGTTACCTCAAGGTCGCCGGGTGTAGGTGTGCTAGATGTGTTGCCGTACGTTGCGGGGGTCATTGAATTGCCCGTGCCATCACCAAGCATATCTGGGCCTTGGTTGATATTGGCCACGTTAGGCGCGTTTGTAATAAGACCCCCCTTGCCCGGAATGGCAACGGAAACATCAGGCCTCGGGTGCCTGAGTGTGATATTTTCGGTTTGAATAGCCGCCAAGCGCCATGGATCAAACTTGTCCAGATCGGCGGGACACACCATAAGTCCGGGCGCGTTCGGGTCTTCCCGAAGCATGGAATATGGCAGTTTGCGGCTACATCGGTCGCATATCGCAACGGACAGCACAGGCTGTCCGTGCGTATCGCAATAAAGGCCGCCATAAAAGGCGTTACCCATTATCGAACTCCGGCTTGAATTACAGTAAGCGTAGAGTTAGTGCCGCCAGTTACCTGAATAGCCCGGAAAGGCTGGTTCGCGATAGGGCTGGCTGGCGCTGTGATCCAAGTCATCACCGGCGCAGTGGGTACAGGGTACCCTTGCGCGTCCAGTGGAAATGGGTCAGTGTAAGAGATCTGAACGGTACCACCGCCGGTGGCAACGTAAGAAACGTTGACCGGCGCAATGTACTGGTCGATCGGGACGAGGACGTCCGCTCCAACTGTTACTTGACGCATGTCAGTCCTTAGTTGTTGGTGTAACCAGCGCCGTAGGCAATGATAGAGCCGTCAGGGTTGCGTGATGTGTACTGAATGTCAAACGTGCCGGCCAATGTGCCTGTAATAGCTGTAATGGCTGTTGCGGTGAACGTGACAGTTGCGTCAGTAGAACCAACGTTGGCCAACACTGCGGCCACAGCGGCAGTGACAGTAAACGAAATAGCAATACGACCGCCAGTGGTTGTGGGGGTAATTGTACCTACGTCAACGCCAGCGATGGCCACAGTGATCACGCCACCAGTCAACGCTGAAGGCGCTGAAGTTTGCAAGAAATAGATGTGGTTGACAATTGCACCAGCGGGGATAACAAAAGGAGCCGCTGTGGTTGTGCCAACAGCATAAGTAGGAATTGCACCAGCAAGGCGGGTTGCCGTAATGGGGTCAATATAGTCCTGTTGAGCACATTGGACCGCGCCTGTGTTATCAGGGGCGATTGTGCCGTCGTTTGTGGGGTTGTTGCGCTTAAAAACGCGGATGGGGGTGTTAAAAGTTACTGACATTTTAATTACTTTCCATAGAAAGATTACAGCACCGTCTCTATGGCGTCCGCCCGTGAGCTTTACGGGTCGATGCTGATTATAGCTCTTACATAGAATTACCCATATCCACAAACAAAAACGCCCCTCCTTTTCAGGAGAGGCGTTTAGGGGCCGGGGTCTTTACGCCCGGCTAGGTCTGCGATTACAAACCGATCGTGCCGTACATATTACGGGGATCGTGCCAACCTGTAGCATAACGCTCAGAGGCCTTGTAACGCATGCTGTCAGTCTCAAAGTCGCCTTCAGAGCTA